TTCATTTGGATGAAAAAATAAAATTTTTACAAAATAGCCTACTCACTGACCATGATAATGAAATAAATAAAAATCTCGACTTAGCGCTGGCAAGAATTGATGAGTTAGAAAAATATTGGCAAGAATTAAAAAAAGTAATTCCTAATGACATTAATAATTGCCAAAATGAATATAAAAAACTCATAGAAAATATAGACGAACTTCAAGACCAAATAACAAGTGTTAGACATACTTATGCCGTGATTAACGAACATGATAATTCCATACGCGCTTTAGAAAAATCTACTAATGAAAATTTTCGCTCGAAATATGAAATTCAAGAAAATTTATCCAAACGCATTGCATCAATAGAAGAAAAACAAAAATTCCTAGAGACAAACTGGGAAAAGATTAATAGATTAGAAAAAGAAATTGAAATAGCAGTTGCAGATTATGACGATGAATTTAATATATTAAAAGAAATTAATATTGATGAAAGATTAAATAAAATTGAAAAATGGATTTCAAATTTAGCTCCTTATTATGGAAAACCTCATGCGAAAAAACCCTATAAATGTCCAACTTGCCACGGGAATGGCACGTTTAAATTAGAGTCATTAGAAGAAGTGATGGTAAATGATGGTAAAAACATAAAGATTTGTGTCGGTTGTGAAGGAAAAGGAATAGTGTGGGGCTAATATGTATAAATTAGAATATGAACCTGCGTTACGATTTGACATATTATACGGCTTAATCCCTAGACGTACTATTTTCCCATGCCAGAAATGCAATAAAGAATCATGCGAAGGTAAAAAAGAATGCAAAGGATTTGGGGCTTATAGTTTAGGAGTAAAAATTAAATGAACAAAGAACAGAATCGCAATGAAGTATTAAAGAATGACAATGACATCAAACGCCAAGTACCAGGCATACTAGAAGATCATCTAGGAATCAATAAGCCACAAGAATTACGAAATCAAGAATTATTTTACAGGGCTACAATGTACAGGGGTTCATAATGAATTGCGATCATACTTATATCAAAGACGGAGAATGTGAGTGGACGAGAAAGAATGGCGATGTCGTCCATCAGACTATAAAATTATGCACTAATTGCAATTTTATCAAGGAAGGGAAACCAATAATCATTTCAACTAAGGAGCATTAAAATGTCTATTCAAACTTTTACAATTAACTTTCCAGGTCAAAACAACACCGTGGTTCCAAGATTTGGACATTTGTACACGACTGATGTTTTAGCAACGGTTACCGCTGCTGGCTATCTCAATCCTTTCATGTTAAGTCAAGGATTCAGCGTATTACCTACCGATATCATTTTCGTTGTGGCAGCAGATGGCACACAGATTTACAAGCCTGTATTTTCCGGCACGACGGTTACATTAACAGTTCTACCGTAATCAGGGATTTTTTTAACTTAAATGGAGATGTAATAAATGAACTTTACAGAAGCACTCGCAGCAATGAAAGATAGGAAGTATGTTAAACGGGCAGGATGGACTGATGGCTATTGTTGCATCATGCCACATATGTTAGCCATATGGAAAATACTTCATAATCCAACGCCTAATGCTGGAATGTTTCAACAATCAGTTGAAGATTTAGAAGCAAGCGACTGGGAATTGATTTAAAATATATTGGGGTTAGCGTTCTGCGTCCGCGTGCAGAAAGGTATTCCGCCTATTTAGCCGGATGGTAGCCAATCCATCCTAATCCCTTTTATTTATAAGATTTACTATAACCAAGGAAGGTTATCATGGAACGAAACGTAGATGACGTTAACGTTTTATCTGGAGAAGATTTAAACGGTATGGAAGAGCGCCGGATTCTATTGATGGATGAAGCGGGAATAAATGAACTTGATGTACTAAAAGACTGTAATGAGCAGTTAAATACGTGGAACAGTTATTTTCAAGAGAACATTACGAGAGGTAAGGATGATGTTAATTTTACCTATCGCGATCAATGGACCGCAGTTGAGAGGTCAGAATTTACCCGTCTCTTCAAACCTTGCATGACTTTTAACAAGCTAAAAGATTCCACGAAGAAGGTGTTGGGCGAGCAGCGTAAAAACAAGCCAAATTTACTAGTCCGTTCTTTAACAGGGAAAGCGACACAAGAACAGATAAACCTGCGTTCCGATCTTGTTCGAACGATATCCTACCAATCTCAAAACGACCTTGTTTATCAGACTGCATTCCGTTCCGCCCTTACTCTATCCTTTGGCGCATTCCAAGTAATGCTAGATTATGAAAGTCCTAAGAGTTTTAACCAAATAATACGCTATGATATTATCACAGACCCTACAATGTGCGCATGGGACCCAACGGCTACAAAACCACATAAAGGGGATGGAAACTGGTGTTCTCGACGTTATCTCTACACACGTGATGAGTTTTTTGCGACATATCCTTTCGTAACTAATCCTGTTTCTTATATCGACCCCTACATGCTATTAGATTTTCAATGGACTACAAGAGATACAATCACGGTTTGCGATTATTTCAGAAAAGAATGGTACCCGACAATTTTATATAAACTCTCCAATGGTATGTCAGTTTACGATTACGAATGGGAAGAAGCGCAAGAAGTTTATAAGAAGCAACGTAAACTAGTGGAAGGTTCAAACGTTGCTAAAATTATAGAAAATGGAATCCCGGAAATCACGCATAAACGTCAGTCTCAAGATTACAAAATCATGCACTATCGATTGATACGAGATCAGATTATTGATTTCTCTGAATGGCCTTCTCGTCAATTGCCTATTATTTTCGTGGATGGCGATAGTATTTATATTGAAGGTAGACAGTACACAACAAGTTTTATTCATGAGGCAAGAGACGCACAAAAGTTTCTCAATTATTCACGTAGTGAAACCGCAGCAGAATTAAAGAACAGAAGGCGTGAACAGTGGATTGCAACTCCAGATAATATCGCAGGATACGAGCAGGAATGGCGCAATCCTGAATTACAAATGGGAACATTGCGCGCAAAGCCAGACCCAAAGACAGGGCAAATGCCACAGAAAATGCCTGCGTGGGAAGTATCACCGGGGCTTTTCAATGCTTCTCAAGCCGCAACCCAGGATATCAAAGAGATTTTAGGAATTACTGAAACCGACCAATTACAAGGTCGTGACATATCAGGAAAAGCACGCAGAGAAAGAAAGCTTGAAACTTCGATGTCTTCTTACATCTTCCAAGACAATATGAATCAGGCAATAGAACAGGGCGGTAGAGTTGTTTTAGATTTGTTGCCATATATTGCTGGCACTGATGAAAGACAAATGGTCATCTCTAAAAATGACGGCACTACTGAATCTATCGTGATAAACGAAAAACAAAAAGATGGAACTATTAAAAATAAATTAGAACAAGGCGATTATGATGTTGAGATAGACGCAGGCCCAAGCTTTGCAGTGCAGAAAGAAGTAGCTTTAGAGATGTTCCAGCAAACGCTACAAGTTGCACCACAATCCTTCCCATTAGTTGCTGATCTTTGGGCTAAGAATTTAGACATTCAATTCATGCCGCAGATTGCAGAGCGCTTTAAATCAATGGTTCCTCCTGAGATATTAGCGAAAGAATCTGGCAAACAGCTTCCACCTAAACAGCCAAGCCCTCAAGAAATGATGATGCAAATGGAAATGCAGGCAAAGCAAGCTGATATCAAAAACAAAATGGCTGAAGTGCAAATAAAAGCCAAGAAATTAGAACTTGAAAAACAGCAAGCTGAACTAGACCATGCAGAATTGTTATTGAAAGCACAAAAGATACAGAGCGATGCTCAACTTAATATTTACGATCATGATTTAAACTTAGCAAAGACGGAAGCGGCTCATCATATGGATAACAAAAAGAATGACCATAACTTCACTTTGGAAATAGCTAAGATATTAAGTGATTTACATAAGCATGAGAATCCTAAAGAAAGTAGAAAGAGCGCTGAATAGCATGATTATCACTATATGTGGTACTTCTCAAAAGATGCAGAAGTTACATAATAACTCCATACGGACAGATTTAAACCGCTGTCTCGGGGCGCACGACAACGCCTTACTGTCGGGGCAAAAAAATGCCAGAGTGGAGTTGATATGGAAAGCAATAGGGAAGAACCTAGTCAGAATGAAGGAATGGCTGGTGAAGTAATGGAGAGTGTTGGCGAGCCTATGGACGTGGCCGATGGAGATTCAAGCTCCGATGGCTCAGGGCAAGCAGAAAACGACCCACTGTATGTTCAGAAACGTTTAAAACAACAGAAAAGGTCGCACGATAGGGAAATTCGTGAGTTGAACGCTAAAATTGAAGCGATGCAACAATCTCAACCCTCCTATGCTGAACCTCAAAATCCTTACGCCGCACAAATGGGCGAAAATTCTGACGATGAGAGAATCCAAAGAGCTGTAGGCGTTGCGTTGAGACATAGGGAAATGGAAGAACGCAAAGCAAAAGAGGCGGAATCAGCCGCTCATGTGCATAGGCAATATCAAGCGCTTAATAACCACTTGGATAAAATTGCCGATAAATATGAGGACTTTGATGACGTAGTACGTGGACAGGAAGCCCCATTTACGCCGTCAATGAGAGACGCTGCCTTGATGCTCGATATGGACCATAACAATCCTGGTAATGCAGGAGAAGTACTCTATAAACTAGGTAAGGACCGAGATTTGCTTAATAAAATATCAAAACTCCACCCATTAGAACAAGCACGCGAAATGGTGAAACTTTCGAGAGCTTTGGTCGGTGGTGGTGAAAATAAATCCCCGCAAACCCGCACTTTGGGTCAGATCAAGAGTAATCCAGTTTCCAATTCATCGCGTAGCGTTACAGACAAGACGCCGCCTAGCGAAATTAGGGCGCGAATGAAATCAGGTAATTGGAAGTAATAGAGGAAGGGTTCTTCTAATCCAATTGCCAACAACCAAGGATGGGAACGGCAATGCCAAATCAATTTATTACTACACAGTTAGTCAGCAATACCGCTTTAGCCATGTTTGCAAATAATTCTCCATTTGTTATGACCGGTTCTCGAATCTATCAAGATGATTTCCAGAATTCAGGCTATAAAATTGGCGATACTTTGCAAGTTCGTCGTCAAAACAATTTCGTCATAGGAGATGGTTCTACCGCTGTTCCTCAAGATATCATTGAAACAGTAGAAACCATTACAATAGCGCATCAATATCATGCTTTGATTGCATACACCATTCAGGATTTATCTTTAAGAATTGAAGATTTCTCCAGAATGTTTATTCAGCCAGCAATCCAAAATATCGTCACACAAATGGAACGTGATATTTGCTCCGCTGCTGAACAAACGCTTTATTTCTTCAGTGGAACGGCTGGCACTCCTATCAATAGTTTCCAAACTGTCGATATCGCTGGTGCTAAATTGCTTGAGCAAGGTGTGAATATTTCATCTGATGCGTATCTTGCAATGACTGTGCGTGATGGTTCATCTTTGAAATCAGCATTGCTTAACAACTTCACTCCTGTATTTAATGAAGATATCGTAAGACAATCTGCAATTGGACACTTGTCTTATTTTGATATTTTCCAATCTCAAAATATTATTCAGCACATTGCAGGCGCAGGACCTCTTTTACATCCTGGCGATACTTTGACTGTAAACGGTGCAGTTGCATCTGGAAATACCATCATCCTCGCTGGTGCTACAGACTCAGTGACAAACTATTTCTTACCAGGTGATTTAATCTCGATTGCTGGCGTGCATAGTGTTAATCCATTGTCTCGTGCATCGACTGGTCAAAACATGCAATTTGTGATTACCTCAGCCGCAAGTTCTAGTGCTGGTGGAGCAATTACGATAACAGTAAGCCCAAGCATCATTAGTTCTAGTAGTTCACCGCTGCAAAATGTTGATGGCCCGGTGCCAACTGGTGCAGCAGTAACGGTTGTACCTACATACAATGTCAATGTCGCCTATCCATCTCGTGCGCTAGACATCGTTTGTCCACCTCTCTATAAACTTCAAGTTCCATATTCCAGCATTGCTATTGACCCTGAAACTGGTTTATCACTTGCAGTGACGCAGACTGGTGACATTTTAGGCTATCAAAACTTTATGCGTCTTGACATTCTGTGCGGCTTCGCATGGCATCCTCAATACGCTACTAAATTATTGTCATAGGTAGTGACCATGGCCTTTCAACGCAGTTGCTTATATCACCTTGTCTCTCCAATGATGAGAGTCATTGAAGCTGACCAGGAAGATGAATATAAGCGACTGCTAGATACTGGTGAATGGTTCGATCATCCAACGAAAGCAAAACAAAAGAGGGTAGAACATGAACAGCAGATACGACAACAGTCCAGGCAAAGACGCAGCGATGGCGAATA